GGGTTGTGGTTTTCTTTGTGAACCTGTTCCAGCAGTATTATCAGTGGCATTCTTTACAGATTGCCCTGCCTGTTTAGCAGTGTTATTTGTTGCTTTCTTGGCATTTGCTTTACCTCTAATCTTATCTAAAAGACTAGGTTGTTTTGGTTTGGTAGTAGCACCAATTGAACCAGATTTGACACCAGTTGGTTCCCTATCTGTGATAGGTTGACCAGCATAGACTTCGTTAACAAACTGTTTGAATGTTTTCATGTTGTCATCCTTTTATTAACTCTACCTAAAATCTTGGTCATTCCCTTTCTATCAGGATTGGTTCCAGTTTCTTTCTTATATTTGTCAGTCTCCTGTTTCTTCATAATGCCTTTCAGTTCACGTTCACCTGCCCTAGTAATTTTCATTCTTTCTTGCCTAGTGTAACCAGATGCCTCTCTAGGTTTATATCCAGGTGCTACTTTTTTAGTCTCTTTTTTCTTCAGGAGTTTAGATGCTTGTTTCTCAGCATCTTTAGAAGATGTGGTAGATTTACTAACTTCACCACCACTTTTTTTAGCAGCAGCACGTGCTTTTGCTGCTGCTCTTCTTTCTGCTTTTACTTTATCAGCATATGACTGTTTAACTTCAGCAGAACCACGTTCTTTTGTTGGTTGCTGTTCTCTTTCACTTCTTGCTTTTGTGGTTCCTACATCACTTCTAGTTTTGTATTCACCAACTGGTGCTGTTTTTCCACCACCAACTGCTTTAACTCTAGGTTTCACCCCTGGGCGTCTTCTTGATGCAGTATCTCTCTTGGGTTCTTTACGTCCACCCTCACCAGTTTGTTTAATTTGACTACGACCCTGAATCTCTGGATCATAGTTTGCTTCAGCAATAAACTGTTGGAAACTTTTCATTCTGACACCACAGTAGCGTTGGCAAATCCACCATTTTTACCATCAGGATTAAGAATAATCTGATTTGCTTCAGACTCAGTAAAAGTTGCTTTATTGTCTGAATTATCAGACCAAGTATTGCCACCAGTATAATAAACTACCTTGGATGGATTTAATGCCTCTGGTCTAGTAATATAGTATGCCATGATGGATAGTAAATCTTAATAGTATTTATTATCCATCATGAATTAGACTAATTTAGTCACCAACGATCAGGAGTGCTCAAATCTTCCACATATGCTTTTACAGACTCAGATCCTTGAATATCAAGAATTTTTTCCCAATCAATATTGTGTGGAGAAAAATCATCCATTACATCAATCTCAAGAGTCACACGATACTTTACTTTTTGGGGATATGCAGTGAAAGACATTGGAAGCACTCCTGTTGATTACCTTCTAATGATAGAGCAACCCCATCATAGAGTCAAGGGGTGGTGGACACTTCCATTACTGGACATGCAATATATTTAGTGTCAAAGAATAAATTTTTAACATTCCCTGATATAATGAACATATTGGTTACAACCAACTGAAACATAATGACAGATCTGATAATGGCAATTTTATCTGCTTCTTTTTCATCTCTGCCATCTTTTCTACCTAAAGCAAGCGCCCACAATCTCCACATGGATAATTTAGTCCTTAATATATCCGTTTTCCACTAACCACTTTCTAGTGAGTGGTGTTGGTGTGTAGTCTGTCCACATTGTACCAGCAGCACATGATTTAAGTGCAGCAGCAGTCATTCCTTCAGTTTTACCTGCCCATTTTGCTTCTGCTTCCCAAGGCACAGCAGATTTGGGGTAAGATTTTTCAACAATCTCTCGCCAGATTTTAGGAACATCTTTTTCTGGTTTGATGATAGCAATCAAACTATTCTTAATGGTTCCTGCCATACAATCCTGTGCTGCGTGCCATCCCTCATGACGCATTACAGTCATCAGTACATGAGGACGATTCATAAATCTTTTATTCAAGAAGAAGTTATTACTCACAGTGTGGTAAACACCACGATGTCCTACTGGAAAATACTTCTCATCAGCAAGATATACCTTTACACCAATCTGATTGAGTGACACTAACATATTGTGAAACTCTTGAGTTACACCTGTGTAACGTTCTGGATTCTCATAGTTTGATGAAATATCAAGCATGGAGAATACTTCCTCCACACCTTCTGTGCATTCACGCAACAACATACAACCCATGGAATCCATGGTGTAATAATCTTTAACAGGTTTAGCGATAGCATCACCTGTTAATACAGATGCAGACAACAATGTGGACAGAATAATTCTTTTAATCATAATGTGTTTCTCTGGACTTTATATATTCCAATTCATGCCAATACCAGTTATGACAAACTACTAATGTGTGTATTTTTTCATGAATAGGACAATGGGCAATGTTTTTATCATCTTTGCATTTTACACCAGTTTCAATGGTGCAATACTCATCACCAACAAAATATACCCAACCCTCATCAATCAATTCATTATGATGCCATTTCACATAATCATGAACTTGAGGGGTGTAGGTCATTGAAATGCTCTTTCTAATGGATTGAGATTAAGTTGCATTGCTGAATAGGGAGTGGTGTCATTAATATCTACCACTTTACCTGGTTTTTTTGGATTGACTGGTGCAATGAATTGCTTAGTCTTTCTATTAAAAAATCCCCATACACTGCTGGGTTGTTCATCAGTATATGAGAACTGACCTAGATTACGAATCCAAATTCTAGTAATAGTTTTGGAATATTCATCACTCCAATATTCATAACCAAAAGGTGCTTTATGGGGAAATTTCATCTTGATAGTTACAATAACGAAGGATTTGTTCAAAGACTTCTTCTTTGGTAAAACCAGTTTTTACTAAAAACTTAGTAAATTGACTAAAGTAGTCTCTGATTTCTGCATCACCATCAAATTCTACCTTACAAGTTTTGGTATTATCAGTTTGTGGAAACATAATGTCATAGTTTCCAAAAACTGTATCAGTTTCTTTGTATGAGAATTTAACTTTCTTTTTCATAACTGTAAAGCATCTCCAGCATCTTAGCACGCCAACTCATTAACTCATCATAACATCCTTGATTGTGCGCACACCCTCTTAGTTTACTATCAGGTTTTAGAACACTTTCAATCATCAAACCAAGTGCTGCTTTTTGTTTGTCAGTCATTCATCAAAGACCTTACATTGTGGAGAACCTGGATGTGTATCACAGAAATCATCTAAAAGTTTATCTCTGTGACGATTTTTTGGATTAGAAATGTTTCCATCTGTATTTGGATCCCATTCATCTTCATCATGCTGAACATTAGCATGAAAATCCACTTTGTATTTCAAATACTTGTCAGTGGGATCATACAGTGGATCTGTTGGATCTGTTGGGTTAGACATTGAATTAGGTAATAAAGGACGTGATTACTTTTGAATCTAGTTCATCTACCAAGGCATATTTAGAGCATCTTTTGATGTTCTCCCTCAACTTACCATAGCAACCTAAATTAAGTTCTTCATCTTCACAGACAATGATGTCAAAACATTGCTCATCACTTTCAGCAATTACATTCCAAAGACCACCATATTCACTTTGAGGAAATGGCACAAAGTGGTCAACAATATAGAGATACTTCATTGTCTCCTTAAATTACTTTTTAATTTTACTAGAATTGTCTAAATTAGTCAACTGTCTTTCTAATTCATATTTTACTGAAATCAGTTTAGTAAGGAGATACTGTTCCCACTCATTACCCTTAAGCAAAGTGATTAAATTTTCCACTTGATTAAGAGCAATGATGAGTTTTTCTTGTTCTTTATTCACAAAAACTCTTCAAGATAATATTCAAGTGTAATGCCAAGTTCATTTGCTTTTTCTTGACATTCTGCTAGGAAGTCATCAATGTCAGTGATTTCAATGTTTTCAAGTTTGCGATGAATGCTCATTTTTCAATTTATTAACAAGGTGGGCAGCAAAGGTTTCTAGTTTATCAGGATGCACAGCACGAATGCCAGCATCCTGAACTGCTTTTTTCATAGATTCTACTTCTGTATCAACTAGTTTGTTGTTAGAAGGAAGAGTCATAGGTTAGTCAAGAGAGAGGTCTATACTATTATAGTCTATTTTTGTTAAAGTTTCCTCATATTTAATAATTTCATCATAATCTACTTCATCATCCTTAACATGATATGGATTATCAATCTTACGAACCTCTCCTACTGTATTGTTCCAAGCACGTTGTGATGCTTTCTCATACTGTCTAATATACACAGAAATAAAAGCATTCATAGCATGTGTCAAATCAATGATACTTTGCTTATCCTCATTATCTACTGCCTCTTGTAAGTCTACAATCATATGTTCAAGGGCAATAATACGATTGAATGATTCTTCAAGACCATTCATTACTTCCCAAGTTTTGTTATAAGAGATGGTCATTTGATGATGCTCCAATGTTGATCATTTTCTTTACTCATCCAAAAGAAGTATTTGCCAGTAATAGAAGCAAGAAACATCTTCTCTTGGTCTTCCTGCTCCACTCTACATGAATGCAACTCATTCATCAAGTTAGAAAAGCGATTCTTTGCTTTCCTACTCACAGGTTTCACAGTGACAAATTTAGTCTTCATAGTGTTTTAAAGAATCGCGTAATTAACCTTTCATCCTGGACAAACCTAGTCTAGCAATGATTTTGATACTTGTCAAGTAGTTGTTTCTCTGCTAGGTAAGCACACATTTCACATTGAGGTAAATTGTTCAAATGTTGATACACATGATATAGTTCATGTAAAATAGTGGAAGTGTATTCATCACCTGTAAGACCATCATGTATTTGAATTATAAACTCATATGGTCCCAGTTTCATACACCAACCAGTTACACCTTCATCAGAGAGGTCTAAATGCTCCACTGTGAGGTCTATCCCATGATCAGATAGGTATTCCATAAGGAACCAATCAACAGTGCTCTCACAGGCAATTTTAGACCCCTCTGGTAACACTTCAATATAGTGCATGGATAGCAAGCGAAGTTACACGAGTTCCCCACTGCATCATCCATACAAAGGATGCAATGAAGATTAGTTTGTGTGTGGTGGTCATACCCCCTGTGTGTTGTATGCACATACTATAAGACCCCCAGTGGTGTTCTGGGGGCAAAGGTGGACAGTTTGTCAAGTGGTTATTATTCAGATTCCTTAAAGCATTTATCGCGCAAAAGATGTGTTGCAAATAACATTCTTTTATCAAGTCTGGTTTTAACTCCAGTGATGTATTTATTCGGGATAAGCAATCAATACAATTCCAGATCCACCAGCACCATTTAGAGCACTATCTCCAGGGGAACCAAATGATCCTCCACCACCTCCTCCAGTGTTTGTATCTCCATTTCTGTCTGATGGTGGCGTGGCATTATAACCACCAATTCCACCTCCTCCTGGAGCTGATGGTGGAGCACTACCCGGATTTGGAGTTCCATTACCGCCACCGCCACCGCCAGCAAAATAAAATCCATCTGGATTTGCACCTGGAGTTCCGTATGGATTTGTCGGAGATCTAAATGTTGCAGGCGCTTGACTCCCATCTCCACCGGGTCCACCTTGCGAGTTTAAATAAGCTCCAGCTCCACCAGCACCACCACCGCCAGCACCACCCTCAGCGGGAACAGAACCTGGAGATGGTGAACCACCACCATCATTTCCCTGTGACGGAGAGACTGGTGGAGTGTTGCCAAAACCTCTTCTACCGGCAAGAGATGCACCACCACCAGATCCACCATCTCCACCGTCTTGTTGAGCTGTTGGAGTAGCACCTCCACCTCCACCACCACCTGCGGATGTTATTGTTCCTGCGGGAAAATTAATAGAACTAATACTTCCACTATTTCCTCTTTGATCTCCACTTGTTTGTGCAGCTCCACCCCCACCAATGGTTACTGTCATACTTGCAGGTGCTGCTATTGTTGTACTACCAGTTCTAAATCCACCGGCACCACCTCCACCACCTCCATAGTTTGCATTAGTTTGAACATTACCACCACTACCACCACCTGCGACGATAAGATATTCAAAAGTTCCATTGCCTTCTGTTACTGAGAAAGGACCAGTGGTTGTGAAAACGTGAACAATATATCCATTATGTGGAAACATTGTTCCGCCAGTTGCAGTGATCCCTCCAGCACCACCAGCCCTTGCAATACCTCCACCAAGTCCAAGTAATCCAAGAAGAGGCATTTCTTTTTTGTGATGTTCATTAAACATTATTTAATCCTCCTTATCAAACAGCATTTGACAAGTTGCCAATAACAGTATAGGCAGCACTTCCAGTCTTAATAATATTGAATGCGTAAATATCTAACCCACTAGTACCACCTGTTGTTGGATCTGAACCACCAATCCACTTAACATCATTATAATTGCCATCAATATTCACAGAAGTTGAGTATCCTGCCGCTGCTGCTGTTGTGATGATGGTGACTGCGATATTGTCACCTGTTGCCATCTCAGTATTAATGCCAACAGTTGACATTATATTTGGTGTGGATGTTGTAGTTTCAGTGGTTGTGAAGTAATGAACCATACCGTTGGTTAGGTTAATGTTAGTATTATCACTCAACTTACCAGCTGTAATATTTACCTTCTCTTGAAGAACGCCTTTTAGATCAGCACCACCAGCAGTAACATTGATGCCACTTCTTGCAGTAATAACTCCAATTGAATCTACATTGGTGACATCTTCATAGGTAAGTGTGCCACCAATGGAGACATCTCCACTGAAAGAACCTGTGGTTCCTGTTACAGAACCAACTACAATATCTGGTGTTCCCGTCAGTCCACTTGCATTGGTTGCAGTAGTGGCATTACCACTCAATGCACCACTGAAATTAGTAGCACTTAAGGTGTCTGTGTCTGAATTATATGTTAACTCTGCATCAGTAGCAGCAGCAGTCATCGTGCCACTGGTTAAACTTGTAACTACAACTCTTTGTGATCCAGATCCAGCAGAAAGTGTGGCACCAGCAGTGATACCTGAGAGGTTAGAACCATCTCCATAAAAAGTAGTAGCACTTACAACACCTACCACATCAAATTTAGCATCAGGAGTGGTGGAATTTACACCAATGTTGTTATTTGCATCAACACTGAATACAGCATCATTGACTAATTTAGATAATTCTCGTGCCCTTGTCATCGCACACAATTTCTTTCTAGTTATTTAGCTCATAGAAAAAGACCACCAGGTCATACTGACTGGTGGTCTGGTAGTTTAGGAAGCAAATCAAAAGAAATAATAGTTCTGTGCTTTCTTACCTGATTTGGTTCAACATAATGAAGAGTATATGAAGGACAGATAAAGATTGTTCCTTCCTTTACATCTCTTGGTTTTGATAGAGTTGTAGTATCACTTCTTGGATCCTGCCAAGGTGCTACAAATGTAGTAGGACTGTGTACCTTAGGGTCAAACTCAACATAAAGAATACCAGTGAAACCCCAACTTTTATGGTTGTGAATGGTCTGTTGGTCTCCCTTTTGATAACGAACTGCCCAGCAATCAGTCATACTACAAGTGACTTGTGCCTCCTGACAGAACTCAAATAATTCATCACGAATTAAATTTTGGAAGTAATGAATATAGGATTTTTTGTTAGTTTGCCTATCAGTCTCAAAGGTTTGGAGGTCAGTTCTTACAAACTTCTCCTCTTTGAGTCTTTTTAACAGACCTCGTTTTTTAAACGACCAATCATCAATCTGATATTGATAAGACGGAAATTCAAAAAGAGGTGCCTTCATCGTGCTCTATCCCAAGCACAATGTGCTCTTTGACCATCAGCAAGAACATAGTGAAAGAAGATTTGGTGATAGTATTGCTCAACTTGTTGTGCTTTACCAAACAACTTCTTACCCTTTCTTCCTTTCAAAGGTATCCCTGGCATTGGTTCACGCCAGTGTGGACGCTCACAACCTTTGTATATCATACCATCACCAGGTTTTAGGATGACAGATCTATTTTCTCCAGGAACCAGAACTTGAGTTTTCTTTTTGTCTGTATAAGTATCTGGTGTTTTAATCCAGATAGGCCAATCCTTATCTTCACCCTCAAGGTTAGTGCTGATATGAACCGTCACTGAGATTTCACACGCATCTCTATCAGCATGTTTAGTTAGTTCCTGTCCAGGATAGTAATACCTGTCATAATAATAGGTATTGTATAACTTACGACCCAGTGCTTCTTCTAGTTTCAGACGAATGCCAGTATGGATGGTTCTATACTGTGGGTGCCAATAACGTGAAGTAGAACCTTCTACCTGTTGCTCCACAGGAACATGATTAAAATTTTCTGGATTCTTATCCCAGTAGTTATATTGTCCCTTTTGTTCTGGAACTGGATGATAAAGTTCTTCTGGATCCCAGAGATTTTTAACTACCAGATATCCATTCTTTTCAAAGGAATCATTACGAGTCCATGCAGTCCCTGTATTAGTTTTCTCTTGGAACAACAACTGCAGTTCCGTCATTTGTTCTGCCATAACTTACCTCACTTCCAGCGGGGACCGACCGTCCAACCAACAATACTCTTACGAGTTCCTTTTGTTACTTTCAGAACTCGATGTTGTGTACGAGAGTCAAACAGAACAATTGTGCCACGCTTACGAGGAACAATATAACTCTTACCTGCTTCATCCAGCAACTGAACATTACCTCCCTCATAATCATCAGGGTCAGACAATTGCATTGCAAAGGACAGTTTACGAACCATCTCAATATTCTCATTCAAAAAGTCTTGTCCAAGACCTTCAGCACGATTGCCAACACTTACTGGTTTGTATTGTGTTGCTAGACCAGCATCATTATGCCATCCATAGAACTGACCTTCTTGATAACGAGTGTACTGCATTGATTCTCCATCAATACACCTCAGATCATACAAGAAGTTCTCTCTGTTAGCACGTTGAATGTAGTGCCACAGAAACCCACCAACCCAGTGAGTGGTGGGAATCCATGCATTTTGTGAGTTACGCTTCTCTTTGTTGAGAGCATCCCCATGCAGTTTAGAATCTGCCATTTGAGGATCAAATGTTTCAGTCAGATCTCTTTCGATGATATCAACTACATCTTCAGGCAGATTTGTGAAATACCAAATTGATTGAAATGCCATGCACCTATAATGTATTCAGTGGTATTATATATGGAATTTAGAGGAATGTCAATCTATGGTTTTATGAACTGTCTTACTGGGTCGAATATCTAACAATAATAATTCCTGATCCTCCTGGGGATGCATCGCCTGTAGGATAGGTACCGCCACCACCACCACCACCAGTGTTTGCTTGACCAGCAGTTGGACCAGGACCACCAAGATCAGCAGGAGTATTACCACCAGTACCACCGCCTCCTTCACCACCAATACCACCAGGACGTCCTGGTTGTTGCCCAGATCCACCTCCACC